CTATGCAGATGTCTTGGCAAAGATGGAAGATGGAAAACAATTAACAAGAGTACCTTACGATCCTTCCTTGCCAGTTTCTACCAGTTGGGACTTAGGGGTGGCGGATCATAGTTCTATTATATTTTTTCAGCAGCTAGGCAGAAGCATTAATATTATTGATTATCATGAAGAGAGAGGTCAGGGATTACCCCACTATGTGCAGATCATTAAAAATAAAGATTATATCTATAAGGATCATTTTGCACCGCATGATATAGAAGTTACAGAATTTAGCAATGGCAAAACAAGAAGAGAGGTGGCTTACCAGTTAGGAGTAAGATTTAAGGTTGTTCCTAAAATTCCATTAGAAGATGGTATTCACGCAACCACGATGACCTTACCTCGTTGTTGGATTGATACAGACCATTGCAAAAAACTAATAGATGCGTTAAGACATTATCACAGGAAGTATATTGATAAGAATAGAATGTTCAGATCAAAGCCTGTACATGATTGGAGTTCACACGCTTGTGATGCCATGAGGTATCTAAGTGTGGGACTACAAGAAATTAATACTAGACAATCTGCTCCGCAACGTGTAGCAGAGAATGAATATAGGATTTTATAATATGAGTTCAATTTTTATGCCAAAGATGCCATCGTTACCCCCTGTGCAACCTTTGCCAGAACCACCTTCTTCAGAATTATCATCAGCAGAAAAAGCACAAATTGCGGCAGACCAAGCAACAAGAGAAAGAAAAAGAAAAGGTCGTAAATCTACAATTTTAACAAGTCCTTTAGGGGTTAAAGAGGAAGCAGAAATAGAAGAAAAAACTTTATTAGGATCATAAAATGTTTGATAAAATTAAAAAGATATTTAAAAAAAAACCAAAAGATAAAAGAGTTTATGATAAATTAAAAGATCATGGCACAGATATGTCTTATGAAAACGAAATTAAAATTTTAGATGAAGTAAAAAAATTAGCTGTAGAAGCTACACCAAAATTAAAAAAAGCCAAAGAGACAAAAGCAACTAAATCATCTATGGTGTCAGGACAATAATATGGGTGGATCAGTAGCAAGAGTAGCATCAGTAATTAAACCAAGACCTCAACCACCTGCACCTATTAATGTAGCTCCAACAGTTGCAGAAGTTTCTCAGGCAACTGCGACAAGTGCAGATGGTTATGATTCAAGATTAACAAAACGAAAAGGAAGATCGGCAACAATTATGACAGGCTCTCAAGGTATTATGGATGATACTATTACTTTGGGTCGTAAAAGTTTATTAGGACAATAATGGCAAGAACAGATTTAACAAAAAGTTTATTATCACGATTTGACAAATTGCAAAGTCAAAGGCAAACTTGGGAAACGCATTGGCAAGATGTTGCAGATTATATGCAACCTAGAAAAGCAGATGTGACCAAACAAAGATCAAGAGGTGATAAAAGGATGGAACTTATTTTTGATTCATCGCCTATCCAGGCTGTAGAATTGTTAGCCGCATCACTTCATGGCATGTTAACTAATCCTTCTACACCTTGGTTTACTTTAAGATTTAAAGATGAAGATGTTGATGGTGAGGATGAAGCAAAACTTTGGTTGCAATCAGCAACTGATGCAATGTACACCGCATTTAATAGATCAAACTTTCAACAAGAAATATTTGAATTATACCACGACCTTATTACCTTTGGCACAGCTGCCATGTTTATTGAAGAAGATAATGATGATTTAATAAAATTTTCAACACGACATATCAATGAAGTTTTTATTGCTGAAAATGATAAAGGAAGAATTGATACCATCTACAGAAAATTTAATATTTCAGCTAGAGCTGCGGTGCAAAAATTTGGCAATAAAGTTTCAAGTGATATTACAGCTACTGTTAAAAAAGATCCTTATTCAGAAATAGAAATTATCCATGCGGTTTATCCAAGAAATGATTTTAATCCTACTAAAAAAGATAAATCTAATATGCCATTTGAATCTGTTTATATTGAAGTTAAAACAGGAAATGAATTATCAGTATCAGGCTTTAAAGAATTTCCTTTTGTAGTACCAAGATATTTAAAAGCATCAAATGAAATTTATGGAAGATCACCTGCAATGACAGCATTGCCAGATGTAAAGATGTTAAATGAAATGTCTAAGACAACAATCAAAGCTGCACAAAAACAGGTTGATCCACCTCTACTTGTTCCTGATGATGGATTTTTATTACCTGTTAGAACTGTACCAGGGGGATTAAATTTTTATAGATCAGGTACGAGAGATAGAATTGAACCTTTAAACATTGGTGCAAACAATCCACTAGGTTTAAATATGGAAGAGCAAAGAAGAGATTCTATTAGGTCTGTATTTTATGTAAATCAACTTATGATGCAAGATGGTCCACAAATGACAGCAACTGAAGTGATCCAAAGAAACGAAGAGAAGATGAGATTGCTAGGACCTGTATTAGGTAGATTACAATCTGAATTATTAAAACCTTTAATTGATCGTGTGTTTAATATTCTATTAAGAAACAATCAATTACCTCAAGCACCAGAATTTTTATCAGGTAGAGATATAGAAATTGAATATGTTTCTCCTTTAGCGAAAGCACAAAAATCTTCAGAACTACAATCTATTATGAGAGCAATAGAAATATTAGGATCACTTGCAAATGTAGCACCCGTATTTGATTATGTTAATTTTGATAATCTTGTTAAACACTTAGCTGATATAGTGGGTGTCCCGCAAAAAATATTAAAATCACAAAGTCAAGTTAATGCCGAAAGACAACAAGCACAACAACAACAACAAGAGATGCAACAAATGCAACAAGTTCAACAACTAGCGAAAGCAGGAGGAGATATAGCACCATTAGCAAAAGCACTACCTGAAGAAGCGAAAGCGGTAGCCAATGCTGATGTTGCATAGTTATGGGAGAAGCAAATAAAAAACTAGAACAATACGTTAAGAATTTAAAAACAAACTATAAAATGATATTCAGTTCAGACGAAGGTAAACAAGTATTGTCTGATTTAGAAAAGAGATGCCATCATCATACTACCACTAATGTAAAAGGGGATAGTCATGAAAGTGCATATATGGAGGGTCAACGTAGCATCCTTCTATTTATTCAAGCTATGCTACGAAATGATAACGAAAAAGGAAAATAACAATGTCAAATGAACAGACAACACAGCCTTCTGCTGTGCCTGTAGAAACGACAACACCCTCTACAGTACAACCAGAAACAAAACAAGAAACAACAACAGAGACAACTATATCAGCTACTACTGAGCAACCAGCTCCTGTAGCTAAATCTTGGAAAGACGCAATTTCTCAAGAGTATAGAGATGACCAAAACATTCAAAAGTTTACAGAAATAGATGCGTTAGCTAAAAGTTATATTAACGCAACAAAAATGATTGGTCAGGATAAAATGGTTATCCCAAATAATAACTCAACAGAAGATCAATGGAATGAAGTTTATACAAAATTAGGCAGACCAGAATCTGCAGAAAAATATAAACTAGAAGCTAAATCTGATGTTGTTCCTATGGATGAGGGTGCAATTAAATCCTTTGCCGATCAATCGCACAAATTGGGTTTGAATAATAAACAAGCTCAAGGCATATTGGAATTTTATAAAAACAGTATGGAAGGTACAGCTAAACAAGCTCAAGTCGATACTGAAACTGCACAAGCTCAAGCTACTCAAGAGTTAAGACAAGAATGGGGTAGAGATTTTGAAGCTAAAATAAAACAAGCAGGAGCATTAGCTCAAGCTAATATCAATGCAGATGTTTTAGATATGCCACTTCAAAATGGGACAAGACTTGGAGATCATCCTGAGATTATAAAAGGCTTTGCAAAAATAGCAAACATGATGTCAGAGGATAAAATAATATCAACTGAAAGCGAAAGTGTTAATACAGTTAAAGATTTAGAATCTGAAATAGCTAGTATTATGAATAATCGTGAAGGACCTTATTGGAATAAAAAACACCCCGATCACGATAAATCGGTGCAACAAGTTTATACTTTAAGAGAAATGGCTAATAGTAATAAATAATTATTTTAAACCCCTTGTATTTTTTTTTAAAATAATGTAAGGGGTTTATATAAGACAATTCGATAAGAACCTTATTGATTGCAAGAAATAATACTGCGGTCTAACAGACCTTAAATGCAAGAGATGCCTGTTTATCAAACGGAGAACTTTTCTGATTTTTTTAATAATAATAATAATGGAGACACAATATGTCATCACAAATAACAACAGCATTTGTACAGCAGTATTCTGCTAACATTCAAATGTTGTCTCAACAAATGGGATCATTATTAAGAGACAAAGTCAGAGTTGAAAGCGTTGTAGGAAAAAATGCTTTTTTTGACCAAGTCGGTTCAGTTACTGCTCAACTTAAAGTAAGCAGACATTCGGACACTCCTCAAATAGACACTCCTCACTCAAGAAGAAGAGTATCTCTTGCGGATTACGAATTTGCTGATCTAATAGATCAAGAGGACAAAGTACGTCTTTTAATTGACCCTACATCAACTTATGCTCAAGCCGCTGCTATGGCAATGGGTAGAGCTATAGATGATGTGATTATTGCTGCTGCAACTGGTACTGCCTTTACAGGTGAAACTGGTGCAACATCAACTTCAGCTCAAACAGCTATTGCTGCTGGTGGAACTGCGTTAACTATTGCAAAATTAAGAACTGCTAAGCAGACTTTTGATTTAGCTAATGTTGACCCTTCGATCACTAGACATATCGTTGTTGGTCCTGAACAAATCAATAATCTCTTAGGAACTACTGAAGTTACAAGTTCAGATTTCAACACAATCAAAGCATTGGTTAATGGTGAAATTGATACGTTCTTAGGTTTTAAATTTACTACATCAAATAGACTTGCAAAATCTGGTAATGACAGAACTTGCATAGCATTCGCAGAAGATGGAATCACTCTAGGAATCGGAAAAGATATTTCCGCAAGAATAGACGAAAGAGCTGATAAATCTTATGCCACTCAAGTGTACTACTGCCAAAGCATTGGTGCGACTAGAATGGAAGAATCTAAAGTTCTTGGTATAGTATGCGTAGAAGCGTAATTAATAATTAGACATATAGGAGAAAAATAATATGGCTGTAACAACACAAAATAGTACAGAGTACGCACAAACAATCGCTACTCCTCTAGTTAAGGCTTCCGCAAGAAGCGATTCTGGTAAAGTAAGAACATTAGCTTTTACTTTTACTCA